CCTTTACACACGTTATCACTTAATTCACCTACTTCCTGTATTAACTTACAGACTTGATCTTTATCGGTAGCACCGTCGATCAGATTACGATCGTGGTGCCATTGTTTAATGAGTTCGATATAATCGATTAGATCTTCACTTTTACTTGTCATCATGCAACCTGCTTGGCATCACCACTCTTAAGGTATGCCATTATATGTTCAGGTGATGTGAACTCATAGGGGTCGTCGTCTGCGTTGTCACGAATTCCAACCTCACGGAAAAACATCTCAACTACACCATCATCAACCACCATGGCATAACGCCACGAACGTTTACCGAATCCAAGGTTGTCTTTGTCTACAAGCATACCAACCGCTTCGGTAAATGTACCAGATCCGTCAGGAATCACCTTGACGTTCTCTAACTTCTGATCGCGAGCCCACGCATTCATTACAAACGCATCGTTGACCGACATACAGTAAATGTTATTGATACCTAACTCTGCGAACTCACCTGCCATTGTTTCATATCCAGGTAACTGATATGTTGAACATGTCGGCGTGAACGCACCAGGAAGTGAAAACAGAATCACTCGTTGACCTTTGAAATAATCATCAGTCGTTTTGTCTTCCCAACGATAGGGGTTCGGTCCTTCGATACTCTCATCACGCACTCGTGTTTTGAAAGTAACTTGGGGCAATTTATCTCCAATTCGAATCATACTTTATCTCTCCTTTTAAACCACTTTCTTACATAATACTTACGGATTACAGCCACAACAAAAAACATAGCCGTCATTGCAAAAGATATCTCGGTCGCCGTCATTCCCATACTCAAAAACAGAGAGAGAAATATCCAATTTAAAATAAGGTTAAGGGGCGTTGCGATAACAGTATCACTGAACGCCTCTTTTAATGCTCGTCTATCAATCGCCACTGTAGATTTTATCTAAATGATCCGAAAACTGTTCGACTTTGGACAGTCGGTTCGGCCAATAGATGTAGTCCTTTTCTGGATTTGCACGTAGATTTGTCAACAGAGGTTGTATCGCATTGTACAACTTGTTGAGTTTTTCTTCGAGTTCACTCGCGGTTGAAGATGTCTCGGTTAACGTCTGTTGTGCCTGTTGCACCGCTTCGAGTTCATCTTCATTAACCGCTGTGAAACCAAAGTCAAAAATGTCATCGTTCATTTAATATCTGGTCCTCGAACGTCCTCACTAAAAGTGATTCCACTCTTACTAGAATGTATTCTGTCGTGTTCGTATAAAGCAAGAAAACCGTAGTGAATAATCTTTACGATGTCTTTACGATGGTCGGTTGGATTACCTTTCTTTCCATACCGCCCGTTGTACTTATCGACATTGCCAAGGAAGAATCCCATACCATGCCCACGGTCAACAATGACTTCAGAAGACTGGAGTCCACCTTGTCCATATTGCCCACTGTATGTGGAATCGATATATTTTTTAAATTCATCTATTAATTCATCCTCACGAAATTTATAATCAATCATTAATTAACTTTACGCTCCCTTCCATCAAAATCGGTTACCATAAATTCACCGTCTTCATTTATCTCGATCTTCTTAGCATTGAACACATCAAGAAGACCAAACCAAATCTCTTTACCAGCTTCCTTTCTACCCAGATACTTTCCTACTTGATACGCTACGAACAGCATTACTGTTGCGATTGCGGTGTGTACATATGGATCCATGACTGCCTCCTAGAACATTTTTATGTTTTTCAGTTTTTCTCCTGAAGGAGTTTTATCGAACACAGGGACATCTTCATCGTTCAGAATGTCTTGTTGTGACTCGTCCACATCATACAGTTTCATCTTCGATCTGTCAACACCTATCACAAATCTTTTATCTGTATTAGGATCATTGTATCGATTCTTTAATTGTTTCACCATGATCTGACCGAGACCAGCAAGTTCCTCGTTTGAGATCAGAGCAAACATCAAGTCAGCTGTGGCAGGAAGTCCGAACGACTCCGAAGTATCTTCGAGACCAGGATCAGAGTTACCATATCCAGATCGTGTCGTTTGAGTCGCAGACACAATAGGCACATCAAATTCAACAGCAAGACCACGGAGTTCTTCAGCAATCGATTTAATGTAACTATATGAGTTTATCGCGCCCCCCATGCCTTTCATTCTAGATGATGCACATATATTTAGATAATCTATGAAGATAAGTTCTGGCACAAACTTCTTCTTCAGTTTCAGTTCATTCAACAATGCACGGAAGTGGCTGCTGTGCGCTTGACCAGTAGGATATTCCTTGATGATCAACTTACCATTGGTCTTCTTCGCAATGTTCTCGACTCGTTCTCGAAACATATTTTTAGTCATGTTTTCGAGTTGGTCGATCGCAACGTTCATAAGGTTAGCATCGATACGTTCAGCGATTCGTTCTTCTGCCATCTCCATCGTGATGTACAGTACGTTTCGGCCCTGCGCCAACGCACTGGCCGCCACGTGGCACATGAATAACGACTTACCAACACCTGTACCCGCAAGACAAATGTTTAATGTCTTATTTGGTAGGCCACCTTTGGTGATTCGATTGAAATAGTCCAAATCAAACGGAATACGTTCTTCTTGCTCATGGTAGAAGTCATATCGTTGATCTACATTCTCAAGGTAGTCGTGTCCTATGTTTGTATCAAAAGAAACTGCCAGAGCGCTTTGTAGGATGTCTGGCAGTGCATTCTTAGTCAACTTCTGGTGTTTACCATCAATCACAGAGATAGACTCCATGATCGCCAAATAGATCGCACGATCTTGACACCACTTCTCAGTCGTATCAAGTAACCACTGTTGATTCTCTTCTTTCTTCTCAAAGATAGTAGGCAGAATATCAAGAGCATGACCATAGGTCTGCTCGTTGAATTTATCCGACTGATCTACTTCAATCTTGAATGCATCAAGTGTAGGCAGTTTGTTGTACTTTGAAATGAACTGAACAACTTCATTAAATAATAATCTATATGTACCCTCAAAATATTCTTTCTTAATAAATGGAATGACCTTGCGCATATACTGCTCATTGGTCAATAGATTTCTCAGAATGGATTGTTCTAGATCAATCTTCACTTTCATCCTCTAGGTTATCATACATCAATGATCCGTCAGCTGCACCCTTCTCTAGTATGGATTCTAGTACGCGACCGGCGAGTTCTTGAAGTTCCACATCGTCTTCTGACGTGTCTCTCGGAGAAGATACTAACATAAAATTGAAGTTAATGCAACCATCTTCGCCATTAAATGCGATATTGCCGAAACGAATAACAGTCTCGACAAAATCACCTCGGATAACACGAACGTCCCAAGCTTGTTCATTGTGGCCTTCACCAGAAGGCACCAACTCATAGTCGACGCCTTCGATCATTTTATCTGTGTTCACTCTTCCGTCTCCAGAATCTCATCCATGTCAACCACAGTCTTTTTACCGATACAGTATTGACTCTCCATGAACTCATTGAACTTCTCATTGGCGAGAATGTCTTTCCAAAACTCTTCGGTGACTGTATCCTTCTCACGCACCTTGCTACCGATCACTTCGCCTGTGTCAGTGTCGACTTTCTGATACCAACCATTCGATGGTTTGATTATATGTCCAGAAGCAAGACCAACGTCCAGTAGACCACTAAACCGTTCAATACCCCCGTCCCAACTAACCGAAATAGGGATTTTAGATTTCTCTTTGACATAACGAGATTTTTCAACGTTGATAATGAAATCATATCCAGTCACCTCTGTACCAGTTTTGTTCTGTCGTCGACCAAGAATCCAAATGTTATCAGCCGAATAGTAGATGCCTGTACCACCACCGACGATGTCTTTAGGAAACAAACCGATTTCTTTGTACGTGTGGTTGATAGCAAGCAACGGAATGTTCTTCATAGTCAGATACGGAGTCGACATACGGAACAGACCCTTGAGTGCCTTCGCACGAGACATATCCGCAACCGCTTTCTCGTTGATTGCATCTTCCAATTCTTTCTTAGACGCAAGGTTACCGATCGAGTCGATCACGATGATGACCTTGTCTTTCTTTTCCATTGCCTCTAACTGATTGATCAGATCAAACTTCAGTTCTTCGACGTTGGTAATAGGCGTGTGCAGTACACGATTCAGATCAATTCCAAACGTTTCGAAGTACGATTGAGGAGAACCAAACTCCGAATCATAGAACAACATCACTGCTTCTGGATCTGATTCAAGATATGCGGCCGCAATCTTCAGAGCAAATGATGTCTTGAAGTGTTTGGATGGCCCTGCAAGAACTGTTAGACCAGACACAAGGCCACCGTTAAGTTTACCAGACAGTGCAACATTCAACATGGGCACGTCGATTGGTGTGACTTCCTTGTCACCGAAGAACTCAGATTGTGAGAGTACAGCGGTACCCTTGACTTTTGAGTTCTTCTTCAGTTTATCCATTATAGACATAATTTCTCCTAGGCGTTTCTATATGCATATTCGACCGCTCGGTCTGCTTCTTTTTCGAGTGGTCTATTACTATACCACATTCCTGTCTCATTGTCAAACTGTCGACACAGGTCTGCGATTTGTTTTGCGGTGATTGGATATCCACGTTTGATTGCGTTACCGGCAGTCGCAACCATGATCTGATACATCTTGTGATACCAACCAGTCTGTGTGATTGTGCGATATTCCATCGCGAGTTGTTTTGGAAAGAAAGGGCAGTCTCGATAATCCGTCCATGATATGCTCGTGTCAGTCAAGGCTTGTTTGCGATGTTCAACAACTGCCTTCTGTAACTCGGGTGGAAGTCTATCAAGGAAACTGTTACCATCACGTTCCTTATATGGATGCTTCGCTATAAGATAGTCGACATCAACAGCACTACCATTATTACTAAAGATAAAATTGTGAGCATCAGCGTATTTCGCAGGAATGTAATACATTCGAGATAGGTCTTTAGTCTGTTTGTCTCCGATTTCGCCCAGTTCTGTGTTAAGCGCATACCAGAAGGGTCTGATTTCATTGCGTTCAACTTGTCTCGTAAGATTGAACACGATTCGGAACTTTGGATTATCGATTGTACTGCTAGCAGTAGAATAACAAACGTAATCGAAAGTGTGAAGACGAGCAGCCAAAATAGATTCAAGGTCATTACCTCCTGTATCAAAATCATCAACGTCGATTGCGGCCCAGTTGCCCCAATACTCAACGTTATCGTTACTTCGTGTTGTTCCTTCCTTATAGATCGCAGGACTGATCAGTTCGGCGTCCTGTTTACCTTGTTTAGGCACTCGTGACAACTGATACAATAACTTGACGAAACCATTCCAATCGGGTAGTTTCTGTCTACGATGCGTCTTGTTATCAAAACGATTTTTGAATATAGTTAATTCGTACATTATCCAAAGAAGTCCTCCACAGGATTATGTAAATCTCGATGGCAGTTAGCGCATAACACAATACACTTTCGTGCCTCTATCAACCAACCTTTTAATCCCTTTATGTCACCACAATTCTTTTCTTTATCATCATTCGGGTGATGGAACTCCATAACATTCCATTTGTCAAGCCCACAAGAGGAACAGATATTGAATTCCGACATTCTTATATCCCTTTTTTTAATTCTTGTGCGTTCGTATGTATTTCGATTACGAATATTTTTACAATCCTTACAATAGGAAGATTGGTATTTCCCATTTTTTGGAAATTCTATAAGGGATTTGGTTTCCTTACAATCTTTACAAGATTTCATCCAAAGAAGTCCTCCAACGTGGCTCTTGGTTCCGGTTCCCAACCGACCGCATCAAGAATGGGTTCGAGTGGGTCTAGGAATGTTTTCTTGAACATTGTATCATAGTCAACCACCGAATGCAAGCGGAACTCTTTTGGTAACACCATCGGAAATGAGATGACGTTTTCTCGAATCGCATTGGGTACTTTTAGATAAACGAACTTAACTTTCTCACCGTCCTGAATGCGTTCGTACTTATCCATCAGTCCGTTCTTTTTCAGATGGTGGTTGTACAACAAGGCGCCTCGCACGTGTATGGGTGTGCCCTTGCCGTACACATTCTTCTTGTCAACCCACTTACCAATGTCCGACACGCCACGCGGAAATGCGATCTCTTCGGGTGTAAGTTCCTTGAATTGAGACTTAAAGTCTGAAATGAACCGTTGGGTGTCAGATTCCGTCCCTTGTACGATTATGTTAAACACTTCCTGAAACTTGTCACGGACGATCTGAGGCGTACTTGACTTGATCGCCTCGATACCCATCATCTTCAACTTGGGGGTGGCGTACTGTACACCCTCGTTGTTGTGTACGTTCAGAATGTAACGTTTCTTCGCCATCCAAATGCCACGATCAGCAATCGCTTCTCGTTTCATGACCATGCGATTGTCATACGCATTGGTCTCGTCTGCAAGAGCCTGATAAGCCTTGTCGAGGACCTTCTCGAAATGGTCTTCACAGATCTTGTCGAGAAACTTCACAGGATCTTTTGGATTGAACTTCTCAACCAAAGGTGCCATGTTGATATACACCGAGTCGGTGTCAATTGCGATAACGTAATCATTGTCAGATCCGAGGAGGTTATTCATCTCGTCGTTGACAGCCTTCTCAGCGCATTTGATCGCACGTTGACCAGATGTTGTCACACCCTCCGCAATTCTATGGTCGAAGTACCGGAAATACTTGTTAGCCAACGCACCATAAAGAGAGTTCATTAGAATCTTGATTCCGGTCTGCTGATTGTTCAGATTCGCAATCTTATGTTCTAACTTTTTGGATGGCGTCTTCTCATATTCCTGTTTAGCCTCAAGCATCTCTTTCTTGATGATGACACGATTGTTGTAGAACTTTCGAATCAACTTGGGAATGATACCCTCGAAGTCTTTTCGGAATGTCGCGCCATTGGCACACTTGGTAGTATCCATGTCGTTATCAAAACATAATGTTTCGGGTGACATATTGTACTGGACCAGAATGTTTGGATACAGTGAGTTCAAGTCGAACGACACAACCCAATCGTGTGAACCGACGAACGGATCTTTTACGTAACCGCCGACGATCTTGCCGGGGTTCATGTCGATTGGTGGTCGAGGCGGAATGATGATATTACTCTGAATCAATTCGTTATAGATTGTCGAGTCCCAGATCTCGGTCGTTCCAAGGGCCGCACCGTAGTTTGTCTTCGCATTGTAAGACATGGTCAACACCAACGAGATGATACCCAGTTTCTCTTCGAGACGATAGACCAGATCTGTATCCTTTACGTTATACTCAATAAACTTCTGGTGGTCTTCTTTGTACAACGTGAAGAGGTTGCCGAATTCATCATACGATATCTTTCTCTCACCAAGGAACACGTGTGCGATATGATCCAATCTGTACGATTCTTGGCGTCCATTGGTATTCAGTGTAAAGATCTTGACCAATTCCAAATAGTCAAGGTGGGACACGCCTTCGATCTCATAGGTCTGTTGTTCGATACCATTACGATCGTACACCTTGCGTTCGCTCAGTCTACCCCAAGGCGACAGTTGTTGTGTCACATCACCGATGATCTTATACATGCGATTGACAAGGTATGGTATATCGAAGAACCGTGTGTTCCAACCTGTGATGATGTCGGGACAGTTGCCGCGCCACCAGCCTAGGAATGATTTCAAAAGATCTGCTTCGGACGCACACTTGAAATATCTAACCGTCAGGTCAGTTACGTCTTTTAGATTGTCTTCGTCGAAGTCATCGAGTCCCCACGCATAGTAGGTATTACTCAGATTGTTTCGTGCGGAGATAGAGATTACAGGGTGTTTCGCATCAGCGGGTTCAGGGAATCCCTCGTCGGACGCAACCTCGATATCGAAATACATGGTGTTGATCTGAGAGACGTCAAACTTAACGTCGTTCGGAAACGCCTGTGATATGAATTGAATTGTGAAATTGTTCTGACCGTGCACACCAAAGTTGGGCACGTCTTC